TGCGCGTTATCGTAGGCAATCGCGCTGCCCTCGTTCTTCACCGGAGCGGCGGAGAACCCAGACAGTTTGGTTTCCTCTTCAAACGAACGCTCGGAGCTTTCCGTATCGAAAATCTCCTTGTGCTCTTCGCCATAGCGGGCGTACTCCATGCCGAACAGGGCGTTCAGTCCAGGGAGCAGCTCTTTCAGTAGTTGTGCGCGTGAAATAGCCATTTGTCACTCCTTAAACGCCGGTCGGGTTCAGATACTGATGCCCGCCTGCGACAGTTTGACTAGTGACGTTAGGTGCATTCCACTTCACAATCACTTCCGTAAACGAGCCGGGGAATCCAGCAATCGCCGTCTCGGGTACAACGTCGATGACGCGAACCGGCAGCGTAGCCGAGGTCGCAGTCGTCGCGCTGATCGAAACAGCCGAATTGCCGGTAGTCGTCGAACCAGTACCTTGAATCAGCGCCGAGTTGTTACCAACAGCGGTGCGATTAACAAAGCTGATCGTCGAGGTTCCAGCGGCCGTCACGGCTACTTTGAACAGTGCATCCGGATCGTCCTGCACATACGCAACAATGTCGCTTGCAGTAATAGCACCGGGGTAATACTGCCGAAAGACCTTGCCGAACGTCGCGTCAGTGTACGAACAGCCAAGAAACACACCAACCGGGGTCGCGGTTGCAGTGCCGGTTTCTTTCACCAGAAGACCAGTGTCAGCCAGCTTCACAACGTCACCATAAAAGATGGCCGTAGCAGAAGCAGATGCAATGGGGATCTGACGAGTTGCACCGGCAAACACCTGACCGCCGATCAGATTGATCGGAACAAGCCCGTAAGGGCCGTCAACGGAGGGGTAAGACATGTGAGACTCCTAGTTAATTGCCTTTGCCAAAGCGCACCTTGGTCTGCTTCTCTGCAAACAGAGGCATCCTTGGGTCGCTTTCCTTCATAAAGTTGTTGTCCACAGCCGTCATGTTGTCCTTCGTGTGCTTCGCATAGAAGGCGCTACGTTGTTCAACAAACTCTTCCGGCATCTTGCAGAGCAACAATCCAGCGACCTCGATGTTGTCTTTGAATCGACTATCGGGGTCAAGGAAGAACTTGAACTTGGGTTGCTCTTCAATACGAACCGGCTCCCAACCTTCTCTCAGTTTTGCCGAGATATTTTTGGTGTCAGCACGATTGAGATAAGTCACCCTAATCCATCGATACTGAAAGCCAGGCTGCTTGTCGGGTTCCGGCAGCGCCTCTGGACGGCGCCACGACTCCAACCGCATGGATGACTCTCGGGTTTCTACACTGCGCGCAAGTCTATTTTCTGCCATTTCATCGCTCCATCAGCTTTGCATACTCCCGAGCATACGCTTCGGGCGGGATTCCAAGTTTTCGAGCCAACTCGACTTGGCTTTGTTTCAACATCACCTTTTTGGGGGCGGTGCTACGCGAAGCCGGAGCTACTACGTTGACAGGTGTGCGCTGACCAGGCTTGCCGCCCCCGGTCTGCGTTTCGTCCCGAAACTGCTCGGGAAACCGCTCACGCATTGCTTTGTCAATGCGCGTGTAATACTCATCAGTCAGAGCGTATGCAGGTCCGCGTTCCTGTACCAGCTCTTCGTGAAGCCCCAGCGCCATACCCGTCATAAGACGGTTTGTACCAAACCAGCGGTTTCGCTCTTGCCACGATGCCGCCTTTTGATCTGGAGCCGGAACTTGTGGCTGAGTATTTACATTATTTTCGTCCTCTTGTAAAGAGTCTGGCTCTTTAATACTCTCCATTCGGACTCGAGCCAAGGCAAGTTTTTCGCTGGCTTCAGACAACCGTTCGCTGTCGCCTGCGGCAAACGCATCTTGGTGTTCTTGCCGAGCCTTTTGAAGATCGCGCTCAATCCGCTCTTTGGTTGAGTTGTTGACGCTCTCTTTCAGTTTTTGATTCTCGGCCATGACTCGTTGTGCAAACGAGATGGCTTCCTGTCTCTCACGGTCTGCTGCTTCCTTGGCTCGGCGCTCGTCGTGCCAAACCTTCTTCATCTGCTTGAGACGAACCTTAACCTTTTCCGAGTAGTCCTCCAGATCGTCCTTTTCAAGCTCTTGGACGATCTCGTTAGGCAGTGGTTCCCGGCCACGATCTTCAGGGGGAGTGTCGTCTTCAATCTCAATCTGAGTATCTTCAATCTCTACGCTGATCTCAGGGATAGGCTTCGTATTCATGATCACTCCTTATTTGCGACTGATGCCGCGAGGGTCTTCTACAACCCCCTCAACAGAGTCGTCGTTGATAATCCGGAACTCACGGCCATGGATCTTGAGCCGAGTGCCAGCATGGGGGCGCACCAACACAAAGTCGCCCTCTTGGCACCACGGACCACTTGGAAACCGCTTTTCGTCTTTGTAGCAATCAGGCCCGAGCTTGACCACAAACAACACGGTAGTAAGCAACTCCTCGTGTTGCATCGTGATCTCAGCCTTGACTAGGCCGCTTTCAAACGTATCTTCAATCTCAGGGATCGCACAAAGGATTCGGTAGCCTGAAGGATCTGGCAACTGCTTCGCTTTGCGTTCTGCGGTATCGGGCAATACCGTTGCGTCTTCTGGATTGTCGGGGTTTGTACCGATCAGAAGTTCACTCATCAATGCTCTCCCACCGTTCTGCGGCTTCGGCCAAGATGTTGTTGGCTACCATGAGACCACGATAGACGCCACACGCATACTTGTAGTCGCTGATGTCTTTGGCGGTACCCATTGGCAGGTCGTTCTCAATCTGACCCATCTCTTCCTGTATCTTTTTTGAGAGATACATTAGAAGGTCTTTGCTCATTTACGCTCCTTGGTTGTGCCCTCGGCCGGTTTAGCCTCGGTGCTTTTGGCAATGTCTACGCCAATCTTTAGCCCCTCGATCTCCTCTCGGGACTGAAGTGCTGCGGTCGCCTGCCGTTCCTGTGAGGCAATGCGAGCCTGTTCAATCTGCTGCTGTTGCTGCTTCAACTGCATGTCCATCTGATCTTTCTGAGCTTTCCGCTGGACTTCCTGTGCTTTGATCTGGAGTTCCTGCATCTGCATCTGAATGATCGGATCTTGAGCCTGTTGCTGTGCCTGCTGCTGTTGAGCTTCTGCCATGTGCTTCTGGGTAAGCTGCTGGGCCGCTTGGGCAACCATCCTTGCCACCGCGTTCTCCATATCGGGCGAGAGCGGCTCGTCTTCTTGGGTCATCAACAACGGTCCGCCCACCTGTTGCTCGATCATGTTGCGATAAGCGTAGGCGTAGTGTTCTGCAATGTGCGCCTGCATGGCACCCATCATTTGATTGGCCGCCGGGTTTTGGCCGATGGTTTGAGCCGTCTTCGGATCTTGTAAGAAAGCCCGATGAGTTGCGATGTGAGCGTCGTGATCCTGGAATGAGAACGCCTTCAGCGGCTTCATACGAAGCATGTTCATGTTCTCGGTCACGGGATCGGTTGGCTTCTCGTCATCCTCAATCTTGACCAGCTTGGAAGCATTCTTGATACCCAAGACATCGAGCATCTGTCGGTGCAACTGAGCAAGGTCGTACAGTTGCGGGGCCGATTGGGCAAGTTGCAGAACGGCTTGATACTGAACCACCTTCTGCGACATCGTTGCAGCGTTCGGGTCTGAGACCGGAATTACATCAACTTGGTCGTAGTCAGCCTTTTTGGCTCGAGGCGTACCTTCTACCGGCTCGTAGTCATACTCCTCCGGGGTGTAGTCCCGAATGATCTCCTTCAGCAGCTTGAACTCCTGCTTCATGGAGTAATGAATCCGGGCTTGGATAGCAGACATGATCTTGAGTGTCCGCTCAAGAATGGCCAGCGTCGTCCCAACAGGACTCTGCGCTGACATATCCGCAACCTTCAGGTCTGCTGCGGACGCAAACCGCCGACCTTCATCAATGATCTTGTCCAGCAATCCTGCCAAAACCTGACTAGGCTCTTTGTACGGCAAGGGAAGAATGTTGTCCTTGATCGTTCCCGATGCCACGTCAACATCTCGCCACTCGGCCGGAGAGATAGGTGTGTCATCTCCCTTGACGCGAAGACCGCGAGTCTTGAAGCCGCCTGGCAGGTTGGAGAGCGTTCCAGCATCCACCAACTGTCGGATGAGAGAAGTGCCTGACTTGGCAAACGCCCCGATCAGGTGAATCAGGCCAAAGTGGTAGAACCCAAACCCAGGCACATAGCCGTAGTGGACAAAGTGATTGCGCTTGAGTTTGAGCGGGTCATCCGGATTCCAGTTCCGCCGAATGGCCAGAACCGTCTGGGTGTTCTTCTCAAGCGTCACAACGTATGGAAGGGCAATACCAGTCTCTTCCCCGTCCTCTGTGTCCTCGTAACCCGGAAGGTCGAGGTTGACGTGCATCTCAAGTAGCTTGAACCGATCATCCGAGGTGGCCTGAAAGCCCATCTTCTCGGAAATCTTCTTCTCCACTTCGTCCAATGTTGCAACCGGATCACCCAGTTCCACATCACGGTAGAACCCTGCGGCTTGAAGACGAACAATCTCGTTCTTCGTCTTCCTCATGACATGCGTCACGCGCTCCGCAGTAGCCAGGCTGGATGCTCCATACGGGACAACCATATCTTCGGCCGGAACAAAGGTCGATACAGGCCGCTCAAAGTTCGGATCGTAGTAGACCTTTTTGAAGGCATTCCCTGCCAAGCCCAAACCCCAAAGCATTCGTTCGTGTTCGGGCCGGTATTCAGTCATCTGATCCGTCAGACGGTAGTTCATATCGTCTTTTACACGCACCGCAGCGTCTTTTTTGTCAGGCGTCTCTTTGCCGATGATCTGGGTCTTGACCGGACCTTGCGCGGGAAAGGTCTCCATGATCGTTTCGGCTTGGAACTTGACCAGTGTCTCGGCCAAAAGTGGGTGATAGACGCCGCATGCTCCAGGCCACGGCTCTGTACGATCCTCAATCTTCATACCAAGTAGCTCAAGACCGTCTACATAGGTCTGAATCCAGTCTTTTCTGGACGACAGATCGGTCTCAAAGTCCGCAAGAAGCTCACCAGCCAAGTGAGCAAGCTCTTGAGAGCCCATCTCTTCAGCCAGATTGACCCCAAAGTCCGGCTCTTCTTTGTCAATCGTAAGCTCAAGGTCTCCAACCTTGATACCTACCGACTCCGGGTCTTCGATAACAATCTCAATCTCAGGCTCCGCAAGATCAATCATGCCTTGGGGTGCTTGGTAAAACGACTTGTCAATCATTTTGGTTCCTTAGTAGTACGCTGGGCGTCTACGGTTGTAGGAGGGTTCATCGTCTTCGTCCATAGCGGTACGGATGTACCCTCCACGACGAAACCTCATGAGTGCCAACGAGACTGTATCTACATAGTCATCGTGTTCTGAGTTAGGAAACCCGGCCACTTCGTCAATCACTTCCTCGGCCCATGAAGTGTTAGGTGCCCATACTCGACCAGAAGCAAAGATGTCTGATACGGCATTGAGCCGACTTATCTTATCGTTCCCCTTTGCGGGCGTAAACTCTTGCACCATGACGTTCATGGCTCTGAGTTCGTAGATCAACGGAGCGCCAGATGCTCTTTTCTCAATGATTACAGAGTCCGGTTCCCACTCTTTGTACTGCTCCAACACCATTCTCTTGAGTTCAGGGAACTCTAACTTATCCCTAGTGGCATTCAACAGGATGATGTTTGCCTGTGTCTCTCCATGATCGTCGGTCTTATAAAAGACGCCCCATGTTGTACAGGCCGAGTAGTCTGCTCTCTGGTGTTTCTCAAACGCCGTGTCCCACGCTTGAAGCACAAACTCACAGTCGGGCGGGTCTTCATCCTCCCACCGCTGCCACCACTCGCGTTTGATGACCGCGGCCTCTTCAGAGACAGGATTCTGCTGATACTGGGCTTGCCATTTGCCGTTTGGAAGCTCCTCTCGTAGGGCTTCAAGCTCCTTCAAACTCCAGAACTCTGGCCATACAGGCTTGCCGGATGGCATGATTGCTGGGAACTCCACCACCTCCCAGTCTTCACCACCCCTCTGTGCGGCGGCTTTCAAAACCTGCCCCACCAGATCCCGCTTCCCCCACCGAGTCATAACGATGATGATGGCTCCGCCAGGCTGCAAACGCTGTCTAGGGCCAGATGTGTACCACTCATACACCTTGTCGTATATCTTCGGATCGTGCGCTGCGAGCTTGGCTTCCTG